CTGCCGGCTGGCGTTGCGCAAGCCATTGCTGGCGCGCAGGGGCGTAAGTCGTGAGGACATCGTCTGCCTTGATAAGGTAGTTTTTTACCTCGTCAGAATCGACGTAGACCTCGGTGCCGTCTGGTCGTTTGACCGTGGCGCCGTCCGTATTACGGAGCGCCCAGCGGCGGACTTCCTGCGCGGACTTGATCTTGGCCTGGAGCGCTTCCTCGGTATCGACATCAGCCAGCGGGTTGTCCGCGGAGGGCTGAAGGACGGGGCGGCTGGCCTCGTTGACCTGCGCCTCTAGTTCGGCGAGCTTGGTCTTGGCCGCGCTGTATTCGGTCTCCAGCGTCTGAGCCTTTTCAAGGGCTTCTTTTTTCTGGGCCGTCAGCTTGTCGATCCGCTTTTGGACTTTCTCCTGCGGAACCGGGGCGTCGTCGTCTTCGGACTCTTCGTCCTCGGACTCCTCCTTGGCATCTTCATCTTCGGACTCTTCCGCAGGCTTTTCGGCCTCGGATTCGTCCGACTCGTCATTGTCAGAGAGCTTTTCTTCTTCGGCGTCGGTCTTGGGATCAGCCGCTTCCGGTGCTGGTTGATCCAGTCCGACTAGCGCTTCGCTGATCGACATAACGTCGAAATCTTCCACATCTACGGCCGGGGCCGCGTCATCTGTCGCCATGAGCTTAAACCTCTCAAGTAGGAACCAGGATGTACGTCATCCAGACCGATCAAACCTCGCGTGCCATGAGGGCACTACTCCACTTTGATACTACTAGTATAACGACTACTGGACAAATGTCCAGCAGAAAATTTAGAATGCAGAATGCAGAATGCAAAATGGGGCGGAAGGTCTCGTTGTGCGATACTTCGATTGTGTCGCCGGGAGACATTTGGCAGGTGTGGCGTGGATAGGATCGGCTATAGTTCTGCACAAGTGATGACACTTTGCGTCACCTTCTGTGCGGTGTTTTTGTGACACAAAAACAACCTGCAATTTGTGTCACGGCGCGTTACAAAGAAGGGGTTGTTTCTATAACGGGGTTCCCGAAGCGGCCGGATTATACCCGATTGCGCGTGCTCGGGAAGGACGCTACATGTCCGCTTCACACTACATTAGAGCGGTGTAGTGTTGCGGGGATGTTTAGATCGGCGGCGGCAGATGGAGCGGCGCTTCATTTATGGCCGATAGTTCAAACGTGGCTTGAACTACGGCGCAAAAAACTACTCCAAGCGGGAGGCTTCGGTGCGGCGTTGCTCGAGGGTGTCCCACAGTTCCTGCAGGGCGTTGAGCTGGCCGGCGGCGTGGGCTAGGTAGCCGGGTTCCTTGGCGGTGGCCATGGTGGCGACCAAGGTGCGGATGTCGGAGATGCTGTCCTGCAGCTCGAGCATGACGGCGAGGTAGGCGGGCGGCGCCTGGTCGCGGGAGAAGGCGAGGGCGGCCTCGCGGTCGAAGTCTTCGTTGACGGTGTAGAGGTCAGTGGGGATGGTTTTGGTTTTGGTGAACATAAGGTGTTTGCTGTTCGCGAATGGCGAATTAGCCGCGGCGCATGACGATAATCTCTAGGGCATGGATGGCGTTCTGCAGGTGCGGGCCGCAGTCCCAGCAGATCGGGCCGTAGTGGCGGTCGTGGCCGTGGACATCTTGGATGCGAAGCGGCTTGGAACAGATGCCGCAGCGAGGGATGTCGCTACCGCGGCGTCCTGGGCGTAGGCGGTTGGGCGGGCATGGCGGCGACATGGTCATCAGTAGCTACCTCCTCCGTGGCTGCGCAGGATGTCGCCTTCGACGTTGATGGCGTCGGAGAGGCAAACGTATCTCAAGAGATCTACAAAATCTTTAGTCGCGCCTTTTTTACCGTCAGCCGCAGTGTAAGTTTGCAACGCATAGATTAAGTTTTTGCAGTTCTCCGAGATGTAGAGCTTCGGCTGGTTGCGGGAGTCCACCGGCTTCTCGGGGTTGTAGCTAAGGGTGTCATTTATCATCGACACGCCCTCATCGATGCTGTCGCCCGGTGTCGCCGTGAAGAGCATGCCGAGGTCGGCCATTTCGTCGATGAGGGTGGTCGGCGATTCCTTGCCGAGCGTGCGGGCGTTGCCGTAGCGCGAATCCATCCATCTTTCAAAGATTTCCTCGCCGCCTTCAACGCGCAGGATCTCGTCTTTGTAGCGCTCCAAGCCAAAGCCGAAGTCCTGCTGCGCGGGTCCGGGCTTGCCGTCGAGCTTCTTGCCGTCCGGCAGCGCCCACTCGCCGGCATAACCGATGCCTTCAATGTATGACGTTTGGTCGGGCCATTCGCGGTAGACAACGATGCGGCCGGCGGTGTCATGCACCGTCCAGATCATCGCCCAGTTTTTGCCGCTCGCCGGATCGACCCAATGGTAGCGGGTGCCTTGCGGGACATCCGAGGCGCGGATGACGTGAACCTTGGGATTGAACAGGGGGAAGCGGCCGGAGATGGCTTTGGTCGGCACGCCGTAGGCTCGGCAGAGGATTTTTTCTTTGGTCTCGCTCTGCAGCTCTTTTTTCATGCGGGACCAGCCGGCCCAGGGATTGGACTGCGTGTGGAAGTAGAGAATCGGGCGGCCTTTGGGATTTAGCTGCTCGATGGGCACTTTGTCGTAGCCGGAGATCTCGCCCTTGTCGTTTTTGAGTGGGAGCAGCTCGGCGTCGGTGTCGGTGATGGTCTTGGCGCCGGACAAGTAGTCGGCCACGGTTGGCGACCAGCCTTCGACCGGCGTGAAGGTCACGGCGAGTTTGCCGTTGCGGTCAACGAGACGGAAGCGGAGGGTTTCGAGGACATCCAGCGGGACCAGCTCGTCCGCCCAGGCAAAATCGATCTCGCCGCCCTCGAGCGTGCTCGGATCTTGGGCGTAGTTGCGGAAAATGCAGATCGATTGGTTCGGTGCGACAAATTTTGCCTCAGTAAAGCCACCCTTGACGCTGTAGGTGATGTTCGTGACCTGTCCCTTGCGCGCATTACGCCATTCCGGCGGCATATATTTCCATACACGGGGCTGCTGAAGTTCTATAGAATTTGGCGCGGTCGTTTGGAACAACCACACCACCGCTCCGGGCTTGCCATACATGGTCTTAATGGCTTCTTTCGCCGCCCATTCCGTCTTTCCCGAGCGGTTGCCGCCGAGCACCAAGATCTCGCGGTGCTTTTCCAACAATTCGGAGGCGCGCTTCCACACCGGCGGGATAAATCCATAGCGAAACGGGTCTGATGCCTCGCGGGCGATCAGTTCTTCGCGTGTTTTGAGATATTTCCAGCCCTCGTCCGGCCCTAGTTTCTCAAGCAAGTCGAGATCGACCTGCATGACAGGGTGCGGCGTGGGCTTGAAGCGTGTCTGGTGCTCGTTCACGAAATAGATCGGGCGCCGGCCGGTGCGTTTGCGCAACGCCAGCTTCCCCAAGCCGTTGGTTAAACCGGCGCGGCGCCCAAATTCTTGATGTCCATCGTGGGATTCTCCAAAACGACGAACTGATCGCTGCGCATGTAGCGCGTCTCGCCGGTGTCCTCGAGGATCACGGCGTAGATGTTGTTGAAATAGGCGCCCTGCGACTCCACATACCACACCGAGCCAAGACCGAGTGGTGTCTTGACGGGAACGGGGCGGGCGAATTCGTGGATCATGCAAAGTATGTGCAGGCGCCCCACTCGTCTCGCTCGGTGGAGCTGGGCATCCCGGAGATGGTCCGCGGCGTCACACCACATGAACGCCGGCGAGAACCCGCTTGAGCCTGCAACTTAAAAGTCATTTGGATTTGCGCTTGCGCGCGGCGAAGGCGGCGGCGAGGGCGGGCAAATTATTGCTGGCGCGGTCGCGGCCGACTTCGTTGTAAAGTTTGATAGCCTGCTTGAGCTTGGCCTTGATTTCTGGCGTGTCGGTCGGATAACTCGTCAGGTCGTACATGTCGCGGGGCTTAGTCATAAATGGTTACCCTCCATAGCCCGATTTGAGCCACCGCATAGCCCAACCAAATCAGACTATGCCAGTAGCGGTGCTGGATGAGGCCGAGGTCGATGGCGACAAAGAAATAAATGAAGCCGACCGAGGCGATAAGGGCGCTGGAGGTCATCGGCGCGCTTTGGCGGTCTTGGCGGATGCCCGAAATGCTTTGGCGGTCGGAGCGCCAGCGGAACCGGGTTTGCGCATCTTCTCGCCGCTTCCGGCGGCGATGCGGGCTTTTTTGGCGTGTATGTTGGCGTATAGTCCTGCGGGTTTTTTCATAAATTATTCTTCTTCGTTGTTTCCGTAGCGGATGGCCCAGGCGAACATGCCGCCGTAGGCTGCTAGGGCGCCGAGCACTATGCCTGCGGCGAGGCCGATGAGGATGTAGCCGGCGGCGGTCACTCGTGGACGCGCCTCCACTTGTCTTTCCACATCGACCTCGCCATCGTGGCGGACTTCTCGGCGACTGCTTCTTCGCTCATGTCAGGGCAGACATGGTGGAGCAGCTCATGCAGAACCGTGTCTAGCTCGTCCGCGCCGGATTGGCGGGGATCGATGTAGACTTTGCCGTCGCCCAAGGTCATGCCGTCCGCTTTTTCGCGGCCGAGCTTCTTGCGGACGATGGCGATGGTTCTGCGTGGGGGCATTTAGGCGGCTTTCTTCGCCATGAGCTGGACGTAGTGGAGGTTGAGACGCGCTTGGAAGACCTTCCAGAACGGCTCGGCTGAGAACATCCAAGCGACCTCGAAATCGTCCGGCGACTCCTTGCCGATGCGGACGATGCCGCGGCGCTGGACCTTCATGTCCGGGCGGTTTTCGTTCCAGAGTTGCTCGTAGCCAGCGAGCTGGACTTTGTGCGCGCCAACGATGGCTTTGGATGTCTTCCAGTCGAGGAGGACGATTTTTCCGTCGCGGTCGCGGCTGGGCGCATCGATGGTGCCGCCGAAGAGGTATTCCTCGGAAACCAACTGCACTTCCGGCTCGATGACGGTGAGGCCCTCTTCGTCCCACCAGCGCTTGAAGTTGTTGAACGCGATGGTGGCTTTCTCGACATCCGCGGGGCTGAACTCGGAGAGGTCGGCAACGTGGTTGTGGAGAAAGCACTCAATGAGGAAGTGCGCGATGGTGCCGATGTCGGCGGCCTTGTCGCGCACCTTGCGGTAATCCTGACCTTCCATGCCGAGCTTCCACGCCCAGTGGATGAGTCCGCTGCTGTCCTCGCCGATTTTGGCGATGGTGCTGGCGCCGGGAACGTCGGTGCCGTCTTTGAGCGGATACTTCTGGTGTGCGCGGGTCTTCTCGAGGCGGACGATTTTGCGTCCGTCCTCGGTGAAGCGATCCGGCTCCGCGGGCTTGGCGGCTTTCGCCGCCTTGCCCTTGGCGCTCGGTTTGCGTGTGGTGTTTTTCTTGGGCATGGCGATTACCAGGTGATCTCTTCGTCGTCGGTGCCGGTCTTGGCCGCGGCGGGCTTGGCTTCCGAAACGTCGAAGCCGTAGCTGGCAGCGCTGCCGCCATCGCCCCAAGTGACTAGTTCAAGCACTTGCACCGCTTTGGGCTGCAGCGTAATGCCAGCGCCGAGGCTGGCCGTGTACCAAGCGTAGGGCACGACCGCGACTTTGATCTTGGAGCCGCCGCCGACATTGGCTTCAAGCGGCTGGCCGTCAGCGCCGAAGAGCTTCGGCTGGCGGGAATACTCTTCGCCGGCCTTGGTTTTGCCGATGGCTTTGACCTTGAGCTTCAATTGGACGACACCGTCGTTTTCTTCCCAGGGCGCGGCGTGCATCTTGAGCTTGTCCTTCTTCAGCTCGCGCTTCTTGTTGGCAACGAACTCGGCGAGGATCTCCTCAACGTCATCGAGGAACGGCTTGGCGTCCTCCGCGGACAGCTCAAGGTTGACTTTGAAAACCCCAATGTCGTCGAACTTGGTGTCGGGACGGTTGAGGCTGGGATAGCGAGCGATGCCCGCGGGTGTGGTCAGGGTTGTGTTTGGCATGGGTGTTATGTGTTTGGTTGGGTTTTTGGTTGGATGGGAAAGTCGGAGTGACGCATGAGCGTACAAAATTCATTGAACGGAAGCGTGACAAGCATCTCGCTGTGGTCGCGGCGGTGGATGACGGCGCACAGATCAGTGCCGGCGTCGCGGCGGGCCTGTGCGATGGCGGCATCCAAGTCGAAGCGGGCGCGGCCGTGGCGCTTGCACTCGAAATGCCATCCGGGCAAGCAGGGCACGACAATGTCAGGCGCAGAGACTCCCCATTGTCCCTGGCTGACCTGCGCGCCCCGCTTGGCCGGAAAACCTTCGGCGGTCAGAGCTTTGGCGACTTCGCGCTCAAAGCATGCGCCTTTCTGGCGGGAGTTGATCATTGGCTTGAATAGCTCCAATATCGGACAACGCCTTCGGGAAGCGTCCTATAGCGCGAGTTTTCCCACTCACCACCCCTAACGTATGTGGCGTTCAAAATAACCCATTCGCCGCAGTCATAGGCTTTTACTGTTAGCGGAATGTTTTTCGGCGGTTCGCTGGCCCAAATATGCACAAAGTTTTTGTCGTCCTTATTCATTGAGCGCCTCCCAAAGTTGTTTATCCGGGGCGTAGACCGCGCCATCGCCGTCAGTCAGGCGGCCAACCGGGGCGGTGCCCTCAAAGCGGGTGAGCGAGGGACGCCAAGTAAGGTTGAGTGTCCCGGTGCGGCCGGCGCGGTGCTTGGCAACGATCAGCTCGGCGTCCTGCGGATCGGGTTCTTGGTCCTGCACGGCGTAGTAGCAGGGGCGATGGACCAAGCACACGATGTCGGCGTCCTGCTCGATGCTGCCGGACTCGCGGAGATCGGAGAGCTTGGGGCGGTTGTCGCTGCGGTTTTCCGCTTGGCGGTTGACCTGGGCGGCGGCGACGACAGGAATGCCCAGCTCCATGCTCATGGCTTTCAACCCGCGGGAGACAAAGCCGACTTCGTTTTCGCGGCTTTGGGCGCCGGAGTGGCTGACGAGCTGCAGGTAGTCTACGAAGATTGCCTTCACGCCCCAGCGGCGGACGGCTAGGCGGGCGCGTCCGCGGATGTCGAGGAGCGTCAGACCGCCGCGGTCATCAACGTAGAGCGGTTCGCTGGCAAACTGCGTGGCGGCATCCATGATACGGTGCTTCATGGATGCGGTAAGGAAGCCGTTGCGGATGATCTCGGTGTTGGTCTCAGCGCGGCTTAGGACAACGCGCGCGGCCAACTCGTTGGCGGGCATCTCAAGGCTGAAGTAAACGACCGGCACACCGCGGCGGGCCATGTTGTCCGCCATATTCAACATCAACGCGCTTTTGCCCATGGCGGGACGGCCGGCGACAATCGTGAGTTGTCCTCCGCGGAGTCCGCCAGTGACCTGGTCGAAGTCGCGGATGCCGGTCTGCAAGCCGAGTTTCCGGCCGCCAGACATGAGCGCTTCCAGCTCGTCAAGCAGGCCCGGGACAATGGCGCTCGGTGCGCGCATGGAGTCGGTGGCGGTGGTCAGTGAAAGGCTCAAGACCGCTTCGCCGGACTGCTGCAGGACGCTGTCAGCATCCGTAGCCATGTCCTGCGCCGCCGCCTGCATCGCAACGGCAGAGTCGATGATGCGGCGGCGGGCATGGAGATCTCGAAGGGTTTGCGCGTGATATTCAACGCCCGCAGGACCACCGGCAGACTGCGAAAGAAACTCGGTGATGGCGCCGGCGCCGCCAACAAAGTTCAGCTTATGCTTCGCATCGATGCGCTGGGTCGTGGCGATAAGGTTCGGCGTGCCGCCCTCGCTGCGGATTTCGGTGATGGTTTCAAAGACCAGCCGATGCGCGGGTGTGAAGAAAAGATCGGCGTGAAGACCGGCAACTTCGTCAACAAGGCGCGGGTCGGCGAGCAGGCTACCGAGGACAGCTTGCTCGACTGCTGGCGATTGGGGCACGGTGCGCTTCACGAAAATCTCCCTTCGTCGTCGTCATCGCTCATCACTATGACAATGAAGATCAGCGCGCACATCAGCAGGTTGAAGAGCGTGAGTTCGCTGACGCTCATTTTCTTTCTTCCTCCGGGCGAGCCGTGCGCGGCGACGTTCCCAGCGGTCGCAGGCGGCATCGACTAAGCGAAATGATTCTTCGAGCCATGGTGTGATGTGGTGTTCGGGCGGTGGTGGCGGCTGGTATTCGTGGTTAGCCATGACTGGTGACTACTTTCTGTCGTGGCGTGTTCTGTAGGCATATGTTGGCAAATGTAGGCATGGGAATCAAGGGTTTT